GTTCATATTTACAGTTCTAGCACCTGCTAAAGTACCATTAGCTGAATATAAGGATGAAGCAGCTACCCATGAAGCATTTCCACTTCCATCTTTAGTAAGTACTTCATTAGTACTGGCACCACTTACAGCAGTTAATGCATCAATAGCTGCTTGTGCACTACTGGCTCCTGTTCCTCCATTTGCTATTGTTAAGTCTGTTCCTGACCAGTCTCCATTGTTTATTGCTAATGTTCCTCCTAATGTTGCAGTTCCAGATCCTGTAATAGGTCCTCCTGTTAAAGTAAGTCCATTTACTGTTCCTGTTGTCCCTACAGAAGATACTCCGGCACTAGCCTGAGTTACATTGCCAGCACTATCTTTCTTTTTCCAGACACCATCTGCACTATCTAGAAAGAGAGTATAAGTCCCTGTAGGGGGATTAGGGACATTTCCTGCTGGTATTTCTACTACTTGGAATAAACTCATGTTAATATTATTTCTCCGTTATTTACTAAAGTTGAATTAGATCCTAGTCTTAAAATACCATCTCCTATACACAATTGTCCTTCCAAATTTATAGTAAATGTTGAATCATTAAGCAATTCAAAATTTCTGTGGACATAGTATTCTTTAGAATCTTCTATTGTAATACTATCTGTAGAACTTATTTTATACTTATTTCCGGTACTTAAAGTTTCAACTCCAGGTTCCCCCTGTGGACCAGTTGCTCCTGTATCTCCCTTTTCTCCTGTAGCACCAGTAGCACCTGTTGCTCCTTTAGTTGAAGATAAAGTTTCTACATCCCTTTGTAGGCTTGTTACCGCAATATCCCTGCGGGATAATCTACCATTAGGTAATCCTATATATAAAGCTCCATCCAAAGTAGTATACTCTCTATTTGGAATAGCAGAAGCTTTTTGATGTATGGTTTTTATTTCAGATGTAGTGTATGCCATCACATATAATAATCTCCGGTAAAATCTTTATTTTTAATTAATTCTGCTAATTTTCTTTTATTACTCCTACTAGGTCTGAAACAATAAGCACTTTTATTTATACAATTAGACCTATAATTAGTGAAATACCATTTATATTGATATCCCTCACTATGCTCATTAGTAAAGTATATAAGTTTCTTTTGCTCTTTAGAACTAGAGTCTGATTCCCATAGTTCATTAGTCTTTTTCCAGTCTACACTTAAATTAGAAGTATCTAAGCTCCCATCTTCTCGTATTTTGATAGAAGGTTTATACTTCAGAATCCTTAATCCTCCTAATCGGGCAGGAATTAAAAATTCAAATGCTTTAGTTAAAATAAGATTTGATACTTCCTTATTAAACATATTTAAAATTTTCCCATGCTGGGAACTAGTTATTTTTAAAGAACTATTGTTTTTTACAAAGTATCTGTAGATATCTTTCCTTTTGTAATCTACTTTTATTGCTCTTGGGCCTCTTTTAGTCATCTTATTGTTGTCTAGGAGCTGGTTGTTCCAAGCCATCTGATTTAGCGTTATTAGTATTATCTCCCTGTTGTTCTGCTCTAGTAGCAATCAGGAGGTTGGATTTTAAAATTGCTTCTTTTAATGCTGGTAACATCCAAGTTTTAATTGGATAAGGATCATTATCAGTATAACAGGGAGTATTAGAATCACAATCATTAAACTCTCCAATAGTGGTAGGGTCTTCAAAAATTCCTCTGATACTTATATTACACATCTTATTGTATCTGGTATCCTTAGTATAGACAAAAATATAATCATCATGTAAAAAAGAAACTATGGATTTAAGATTAAAACGACCATTGCTTACCCAGGGAACTCTTGCATAGTCTATATAAGAAAAGGGCTTTCCCTTCTTGTTTACAGGTCCTACCCGAGTAATCCCTTCTTTTGAATGCAATTCTATAGTTTTAGGTATTTTCTTTTTTGTCCTTAATATATCACAGTCTAAATCTATCCCACAACAATCAGAAGCATCTACTGTTTCTAGTTCAGCACATAAAGTCTGAATTAAAGAGGGATCAATAGTCCTCTGTTTATTTAACTCATTTCTTATCCATAAAGCTCTTTGATTATTTATCCAAAACTTTATTTGTTTGAGTTCTATATCATTATCATCTGATAATTGTGGTTTGACTATAGTTAGAAGGTCAAATGCTATTTCATTTAAAGTTGCCATATTCAATAATACTAAACTATTTTTTAAACTTAAAGGTTATTCTTTTAGAAATTGTAACATTGTGTGTTTTATCTAATAATCCGTAACGGTAGGAATAAGAATATCCTTTCTTAGTATACATCCCTACTATTGGAGAAATATTAGCTTTTTCTAAATTTCCTCCTAATTCCCCACCAACGAATAAAAAACTCTTTTTCTTTTCTCCTATTAACTCGTTTTTTACGAATATAGAATCTCTTTTTATGATATATTGGGGGAATTTAGGAGTGTAGCTAAAGCTTTGGTCCAGTAAATCCCCGTCCACTGTAGAAACTATGGTCCCTTCAAGTAAACTATCATTAACCTCAGTTGTGTACTGATTAACGTTATCCCTTTTGATAGAATCTTTAGAGCTTTCTATGGGACGGGGTACTGGAGTTGCTTTTGGAATTTTTAAGGATATGTATCTTATTACTGTATCTGAAAACCTTATTGTATCTACTCTAGTAATTCTTACAGTATCTGTTTTAAAGCTAAGTGTATCTAGACCTTCCTGAGTTTTATTATTTTCTCCAAGATCATTACACTGTTGTAGGTATAAAATATAAAGGAGAAGGCCCCCTATTATAACCCACCATAGGCTTGTTTTGGAAACACTTCCCATATCCTTTAATTCTCTTTTTCAATCTATTATAGATCTTTTTTAATAACTCTCCTAGTTTTCCCATCTTATTCTGATCTTCTGTAACTATCTCCTCCAATAAACATAGTGGCCACTGTTAAAATGCCTGCTACTGAGGTTGTTGCTACACTTTCCATTACTCCTATATGAACACAATATAATGCTAGAAATCCTAAAAATGAAAGGGTTCCTATTGCTATTTTTAATCTCTTCTTTTTCATTAGTTAAAGATTTTATCCCAAAATTTAATAATTAGCCCCCACAAGACTCCTACTACTCCTAGTCCTCCTGCAGCTCGGGCTTTGAATTTTTTATCTGCTTCTATATATCTTTCAGCTTCATGAACTCTCTTAGCTAATCCGGTTACTCCTGCAGGCTTATCTCCAAGAACAGCAGTTTCTAATCTTTTTAGAAATTGCTTACATTCTTCTTGTCCCTTAAGGATCTCATCTATTTTATCTTCGGTATTCATTTCTAAAAATTAGAATAATTATTTTACTATGATACTACTAATATTCCTACTGCTTTTAAATGTTTTACAACATCATTAAGTGTATAAGCCTTAGTCCCAGAGTTACCTGTGAAAGTATCATTTGAATTTACATTAGTGCCTCCTACAGCGGCATATCCGGTAGTTTCCCCTATAGAACTAGGTTGTACTACAGGAGTTACATTCCAGAATCCTAGTTTTTGAGTAACTGCTGTTCCTATTTTTGTTCCTGTTCCGGTACCAACTTTAATATCTCCTGCGATAATGTCTAAAGCATATGCATTTCCTGCTCCTGCATTAGCAACATTTAAGTAAGCTCCTGTATTATCTTGAGAATTTGAAGAAGTAGCTATTAGATAGGCTCCATAGTTTTTTCTTGATGTATGTCCTAATTCTCCGTGGAATATAATATCAGCACTGGGAACATCTGTAGTATAAGCTCCTTTTTCAATAGCTATACAGATTCCATCATTTCCTATTCCTCCCCCATCTATTCTAGTACGATAGCCAAATTTATGATATGATCCAGCAACCCCATCTAAATTCATTTCTACCCCATAAGAGGCTCCTCCAGTTTCAGTGTGTTCTATATGAAGCATCCTACTAGCGGCACTTGAATCTCCGTCCAGTCTTATTAAATGAGAAGATTGTGCAGTATTACCTATTCCCAAGGTAGTTCCGTCTGTAGTAAGGACACTACTTGCCCCAAATGCTCCTGAATTATTGTACTGGAATTGGCTATTTACCCCTCCAGGAGTTACTGGTACTGTAGCTCGTGCAGTATTTCCTGTAGTATAGTAATTAGTTCCATTTGTATAAATAGTTAAAGATGAATAAGAAGAATCTATTGTAAAGCTAGTTGCTCCATCAATTGTTCCTCCGGCAGGAGTTATTACTATATCATTGGCAGTTGCATTTCCTGCATCTGAGATAGTAAGTACAAATCTTCCAGCACTTGCTAAAGAAGTAGGATTAGGCAAAGCAATTGCTACTGGAGAACTTGCAGTAGCAGTAAAGAACCATTTACTACCTCCATCAGCTTCCACAAAAGTTTTAGAAGTTGATGCAGATATATTTACAGAATAAAGCTCCTCATCTAGAACATCTCCTAGCGTAGAAGGAGTAATAGCAGTAGTAGCGTTTGTAAGAGCTTCCGCTTCTGCAGTACTTGATAATTCTACAATTCCTTTTTTAGTATTGGATGCTATACTTACCTTATCTTTGATAAACCAAGAACCTGACCCATTTGTAAATAAGACTACACTCTCTCCATCAGAAGTAATACTTACAGGTTCTGCAATTCCGTCTATTACATCTGTTCCACTACGGGCTATAGAGATAGGATTTGTACCTGCATTTAGTCCAGTATCTACTACAGTGTACTGACATCTTGTAGCTTCTGTTAATCCTGAAATAAGAGGTAAAGTTATATTAACAGTACCAGTAGTAGTATAATTTACAGCTATAATACCTTTTTCAGCTTCTACTAATGTTTTAGAGGCTGCTGCTACTATGGTTTGTTTATTTACTTCGTATTCTATCTTACTTGCTACATAGGCTGTAGTAGCTACTGCGGTAGTTTCTGCTGTATCCGCTGCAGTTACTCCTGTAGCTGCAGCATCTAAAGTTGCTCCGGTAGTATTAGCTTTTAAAGCAAGGGCAGCATCAAATTGTTGTTTAGTGATTGGGTGTAAAACATTTGTGGCATTACCGTTTAAAACTATATCTCCGGTCATAGTGCCTCCAGATTTTTCTAATTTACCTGATTGCAATGCTAGTATTTCAGTATTTGTACTAGCTATTTCTGTATTTAATGCCGCTGTTAAAGTGGCTAAAATTTCAGTACCTGTTGCTTTATAATCAGTACCCCCTTTATGTAAAGGATATTCTTCAGTTCCATCTAAAGATCCTGTAGCTGTTAATAAGGGTAGAGTATTAATTGTTGCCATGTTATTTTATTTTATTGGTCTTCACCAAAGAAGCCGTATTCTACAATTGTTCCTGTTGTGGTAGCATAAACTCTAAGAGTTTTATCTGCTATTGTGGGCATCCAAGCCCATTCTCCTCCTGCAAGTTTTAAAATTATAGGGTCCCCTGCAGTAGTATCATCATACACGTACAAATAATCAGTAGCAGTTTCATCTACATTTTTTACATATATGTAGCAAATTGCTGCAAAGTCATCTGCTGTGTAAATAGTTGTAGCTGTACCTCCTGCTGAAGTTGCTATTACTTTTGCCCTATTTATTCCCCCATGAGTGAGAGTTATAGTATTACTTACTGATAAATCTATCTTATCAGTTAATAAATCTGCACTTGTAAGTGTGAATTTTGATATTATTGATGCCATTTTTATTTATTTTAAGGGTTTGTACTATAATCTTCTGAATCATAGGGATTAGGATGTATATCTCCTAAAAGTTCTCCGTCATTAGTAGTCCAGTCTCCTCCTCCTAATTCTAAGGGAGCTACTATTTCAGGATCTGGTAAAGCAGCCGGTCTATATGTAGAACCTTTAGGTAGAAAACATAATCCAGTTATATCAGTCACATTATTAAAAAAGTTATCTAAATTTAGTTCAGTAAGACAATTATCCACTCCATCTTCTGTTTCTGTTGTAATAGGACTGTAACATTGCATAGCCTCTAAAGCTGCTACTATGTATTGAAAATTCATAGTAGTTTGTTGTGGTATTAGTTCTCCATAACAGATTTGATTAGCAAATTTCTGCATTTGGTGACATATCCACTTTGCCATGTAAGTACGTCTTATGACTTCCTCTTCCTCCTTTAGGAGAAGGGTCAAAAGAGTTATAATTTTTAGCCCCACTTACTGTAGAAGAATCTTCAGAAAATTTATCTACATCTGCTTGAGTCTTACTATCAGTTTTAGATTGTGCTTCTCTTTCTTCTTGAATTCTTTTATTTCTTTCTTCTGGAAATTCATTTCTACTTATTAAACCGTGTTTAGAAAGTACATTGTAAAATGAGTTTCTAGTGTCTTCTTTTGATTTTAGAATATTCTGCTTATAATTAACAGCTATTTCCCCGCTATACTGACTAGTTAATTGTTCTAATATCTGCCTTTCATGAGGTCCTGTCATACTAAGAGTAACAAATAATCCAAACATTTCAGGATTTGCAGGTACATTGGCAGGTATTATATTTAAATCTACTATCTGCATAGAGCCAAGGCTACCATCTCCAGAAACTGTTTCTGTTTTTGCAGCTACTACTATATCATCTATATCCCCAATGGCAGGTCCTAAATTTACTAGATGTAGTATTACATCAGTACTAGCAGTTTGCGTATTAGTACTCAGTGCCACTTTCACAGAGCTTATAGCCCCGGCTACATTAGAACCTGGCCAAATCACGTGTCCTACCAATTGTTTATCATAAACAGTGGATACAGTCCATCCGGTAGCTATATTTTTAGTAAAAGAAACTTCAGTAACTGCATAATTAGGAGGGCCTTGGTTTCCTTTTAAATTTGTAGATTGAGCTACCCAATTGCCCAGAGTGGAGGAATATATAAACCATTCCCCTGTAAGAGAATTTAAGTACCTGTCTCCGGTCTGTAGTACATTACCTGTACTTGGAAAAGGTACATCTGCAGAATTTAATACATAATTCTTACCTACAAAAGAGGTAAGGGTACTAGGATGAACAATTCCTACAGCCCAAGGATTACCAGTAGGTCCATTAGGACCTGTAAATCCCTGATCTCCCGCCATTCCAATAGTATCATTAGAAATGCTTTTTGCGTTATCTGTACAGGTATAAACTTCTCCCATTATTCTCTTATTTCTGTAGCGTAAAATCTAGTTGAAGCATTAGTTACTGGGGCTAATGCTGTAGAAGCACTAATATAAAATATTTTAGCATCTGCAGGTAGATTTGAAAAGGTAGTTATTTCTTCTACTATATATGTAGAAGATACGGATTGTAAATCTTTACTAAAACTAGCTACAATCTCTTTGGTACCATTTTTCTTTATATAACCAAGTTCTACCTCTACAGTATTTACTTGAGATTTAGATAGCATACTAAATCCTATTCTCCAAGTCTTTGGAGTAAATGTTGCAGTACCTGGGAAAATAAAATAAGCAAGGTCTTCATGACTAGTATTAGAAATTTCTATATAGGGAAAAGAAGAACTTTGCAAGTTAATATCAATTTTATTACCTCCAGCAGGACCTGTTGGACCTTGAATACCTGGGCCTGCAGGACCTTGTGCTCCAGTATTTCCTATTAGGCCTTTAGGACCTTTATCTCCCTTAGGCAGAGTATAGTTATCTGTACAGAGTAGTTCTTTATTTGCCATTTTATATTAACATTTACAATTACAGTATTTATCTATGATCTTTAATATGTCTGCAAATTTAGAAGCATCTCCACAAGCAGCACAAGCTACGGCAGCCCTGTAATAGGTATAAGCTTCTAAAGCCCGGGCTAAATCTGTTCCATCACAATCACATAAATCTACATCTGCTAGTAATCCATATACACAGCATCTGGCTTTACCAGATATTAGTATAGTTTGATTGTTAATTACTGTAGTGGCTTCGTTAGGAGCTTCTATTTCATATTTGAAAGTCCAGGCACCATCAGCAAATTGAATATCTTGTCCCAAGCTTAAATCTTGAGATTTTATGCTAAACTCTTTAGTTTTATCCGTTGTAGGAAAAAAGGAGGAAAGTACTAATAAATCTAATGTTACTTCTGTTCCTCCTGGAGGAGTTACTTTTAGTAACGCAGAAGTGACATCTCCAGTAGTATCATTAGGAGTACCATAGCCCCCTGGATTATCATTTGCATCATATGCACCAGTAGTCTCATAGAACTTAAACTCCCGGGCATTATCACTTTGTAGGATATTAAAATCCACGAAAAGATTAGAAGGCATCTTCTGAGGTTATTAGGGATTAATAAAAAGTAATCAGGGTGAGAGTTTCCTCTCCCCTTGATTAGTACACTATCACTATACTGTTGTTACAGTAAGACCAGTTAGCTGTGCTAATACTGGCCAAACACCTTCAGTACCATTTGCCATGTAACTACCAACCACCATATCACCAGTTCCTGTAGCAGGAGATGCAATAGTTAGTTGTTTTGGAGATACATTTCCAGTAAATCCTACAACATGACTATCTTCCCACTGAATGGTAGTCAAATCATATGGTGCATCTGCAGATTCAGCTTTGCTAGCAAGAGGATAAATCCCAGGTTCTCCCATTCGGTGATATTCACCTTTGAAACCTTCCATGAAGAACTCTTGTTGTGAGATTTCTTCATAAGTACCACTTCCAGGATCAGCGTTAGCTTCTCTTACTTGGGTAGTAGTTCCAAAGTTAGTCAGAGATAATTCCCAACGAGCTTTCTTGTAAAACTCTTTCCCAATTACATTTGAAAGAGGTTTTCCAGTCATATAAACCCCACAGGCCACACCAGCAATTGCAGCAGCAGTTATATATCTTCCGGAAGCTTTGGCAATTGTAGTTGTAGCTTCTTGAAAGGGGTATTCCAGTACTAAACTGGCAGTTCCTGTTCCACTAATTGAAGCTACTTTATAAGCATGCTCTGTTAGTCCTACTCCTACTTTAATATAGTCTCCTGCGGCCATTGTTGTAATGGTACCCGCATTCGCAACTCCTGCAGCATCTGTAGACAATACTGTTTTACTTCCCTTAGTAAAAGTAAGGTGAGTATGAGTACCTGTCCATACTACTCCTGCATGATTAGCTAGGCATTTAAATCCAACATATTCTTCTGCTTCCTTAGAGAAGTTATTAACCGCAGATTTTGTTAATCCTGTTGCAATAGCTGCTTCATTAGTACTAGCTGCAGAATTGTATTGGAAATGCTTGATTTTACGACCATCAGTATTTGATGTCAGGTATTCCTGAACATAAATAGCTACCATATACAAAGTGCTTACTACATCATCAATAGAACCTGTAGTTCCATTAAATCCAATAGAGTCCTCTTGTTCAGTTGCTGCAGCACCTGCCTTTGTAGAAATTGCTTTCACATTAGCCTTTGTAATTATATCTGATACAAAGAAAGGCTTACTACTAGCACCTCCAATAACAATTCTAAATTGGGTGTCTGTATCAGAGGCATCTCTTCGTAACCCCGCCAATGAAAATACTCCTACTTCTCCCTCTGTAAGGCCAGAAATGGGTTCATCATTTGCAGGGGTCTGATCTGCTAAATCTTGACCTACAATTAGGTAATTTACGTTTCTTACTTGTTCTGTACTCATTTTATTTGGTTTTTATTTTGACAATTAGTTTAGTTTAGTTGTGGACTAATATTGAGATTCTTGTTTTTCTGTCTTTTCCAAAACCTCTAGTCCGGTTTAATTTTAAATATTATGTGGCAATCATGCCATGAGTTCTAAGTTTAGCTAAAAGACTTATATAACTAGCTCTTAAAGCGGTTACTTCATTTTCTAATAATGCAAGAGCAGCTGCAGTGGTATCTAAATCAGTAGCTGCATTTGATGTTACTGCTACTCCTCCTGAAGCATGTGCTGTATAATTTGTAATTGCCCCAGGATCTACTTCTGCAAGTTGTTGGGCTTTTAATACCTGAATACCTGAAATTCTTACAGTACCATCTTTTAAAAGTACTCCATCTACATTTACTCCATTATTTAGAGTACGTTCTCCTACTACATCTGTTTTTATTGGAGTAGCGTTTGAAAAAGTATTTATACCTGTCCAAGTTTGATCTTCTTCTAAGATACCTACAGTACCAGTTACTGCAGGTACTGTTACTGTTCCTAACAGTAATCCATCTTGTATTAGAAACCCGTCTATAGTCACCCCACTTCCCGCAGTATATTCTTGAACTATATCTGCAGCAAGGGTACCGGGAGTAGGTTGTAATAAGTTGTAGACATCTATCAATTCATTGAATTGTTTAGAAAAAACTACAAACCTGTCATCATCATATCCAGGTAAGTGATTAAAAGCTGTTACTTTTTTAGCCATTAGTTACGGTTTCTACTTTTGCTTTTTTAGATGAATTAGTTTTTTTTTCATTCTTTTTTTCTTCCCTTTCTCTTACTTTTTCTTTCCAATACTCACAGTCTTGAATAGCACCATGGGTTGCTTGTATGGAGGCAGTATTTTTTTGTATTGCAGCCTCAAATTGGTCTTTTAAACTCAGATATTTATCCAACTGAGCTTGTAAGTCTTTTTGTCTGTTTTCTATATCTTCAATAGTCATTATTCTGATGCTTGTTGCTCTAGTACTTTCAATTTATAAGTTCCAGGATCTGTTATCCCTGAAGCTATCCTAACTGCATTATCCACTATTTCCCCATGAACACTGTCATTCAATTCTGATGTAAGTCCTGCTACTATATCTATACTAGAAGGTACTTTAAGATACCTTACATGATAGGTATTAATAGTATAAGTTCCATCAGTTATTAGTTCATGTCTCTGTTTAGTGTTTGTAAGTCCCTGCGTTAAATCTCTACTGTAATCTAATCTCCAAATATGTGTAGTGTCTGGAGTTTTAAATGGGTTCATAAGATTTATAGAGTATTCATCATGCGTTATAGGCTTTACTGTTATTCTATTTCCATCTACACAAGAATCAGAAGATGCTATAGTAGCTTCTTCTCTGAGGGTATAGAGAAAATCTTCTTCCAAATCAAAGAATACTCCGTTAGGAGTCACTCCTGTTTGGTCAGAAGACCAATTTGCACTTGTAAGTTCTGAATTTCTTACTAGTTCTGACAAATCTTTTCTCCTTTTCTCTGTTTCCTCAAATCCTTCATAATACTGATTAGCTTTTTCTTGATACCTGTGTTTTACAAATTGTAACTGAGCTTTATTTAAAAATTCCGTTATTTCAGTGTCCTCATATCCAGGGGCAGCAAGATTTGTTACTTTATCATAAAGTATTAAAAACCGAGTTTTCATTTCTGCTGCCGTCATCTTTATTCAACTTTTTTAGAATTAGAATCTCCTTTAGATTTAGGTTTTCTACCTTTCTTAACCTCTGTTGTTTTTGTTTCTACTTCTTTTGTAGCAACAGGAGGTTTAGCTTTTACAGTAGAAGGCTTCTTAGTTCCGTAAGAATTCTCTATCCTGGCTTTTATTTTTATGACCTCTTCATTATGTAAAGGGTCTTTAATAAAGGCAATTACAGCATCCATACTTTCTCCTATGGATTTTCCTTCCGGAGTCTGGAATGTTAGTCCTGACCTGGTTAAAGCTTTTGCTTTTAAAGCATTGTACACTAAAACTTTATCATCATACTGAGTATCTCTGCATAATTCTAAAAACCCAGTTAAATCTCCTTGAATTATTTTTTCAATTTCTGCTGTAAGAAAATCTAAACTAGCATTAGGAGGAATAGACTTTCCTCTTGGTTTCTGAGTTAAATATACATTTAAGAAATTTTGCATTTTATCTGCAGAATTCATCATAGCTCCAAAAGCTTTGTAAGCTTCTGTTTTACTACTTGCAGCTTTGACTTTCTCGTCATTTTGGTATCCTTCTTCGACAATAGCAAACTTATAAGTACCTTTTCCAAACTTTTCCTCTGCTGAAGGTGCAATTATATCTTTATTAACAAGTAATACTCTCCAGCGGATATAATCTAAAGGTTCTGATAAATCCAATATTAATACATTCTTATCAAGTTTTACTCTAAAATCTGCCCAGTAATTCTTTTCTTTATTATAAATAGACAAATCATTTGCACCCAAAGCTAATCCAGAGGCAGGGCTTTCAAAGTAAGCTCTTTCCTCCGGAGTTAGTGGGTCAGTAAAAGCACCTGTAGTTTGATTCCTAGGAACTACTACAGAAAAATAAGAATGCTTAAATAAAAAGTTTGCCTCGTGGTCTGTTGATAACCACTTCCCTTTTCTCCTTACAGGGACTACTAATACCTTCTTATTACTAGGAAGAGTAAAAGTATTTTTTGTTGCTGTATTCTCCATTTTACAGTTTATTTATTAATTATTAATTATTAAGCTAAAATACTCGGGATAATTTGAGCAGTTCTAGATGGATCTTTAACCATAGTTGCACACATTGCCCATCGGTGTACTGTGTACCCGTCAGTGCTATGAGCTACTAAGTTACGATCTCCACTAGCTGAAAATGGGTTTCTTAAGCCTAATTCATAAGCCATTCCATCTTCTTGTCCCTTAGCGTATACTCTTCGGATATTAGGTTCTCCGTCAGAAGTACCAACATCCAAGATGTCATAACGATAAGATTCTGCTACACCACCATCAGGATGATAGATCTTATTCCTTTCTCTGTCATCATATAATGAATCAATAGAAAGATTGACCTTAATTCCCTGTGGTCCCATGTATTCTATGAATTGTCCTCCATATCCATAAGGCATTTTCGCACCTCCAGCACCACTTGCTTTATACATCCTAGACTCATTTCTGAGAGGAGTAAACAATTGAACATTGCTTTCAATTGCTTTATGAAACTGTACAGCTCCACGTTCTCCAGTTCTAAGAACAAACTCTCTTCGGTCACCTGGAAGTTTTCCTTCAGACAAGTCTAAAAGGATATCAATCAAGTAATCAATTGAGAAAGTGTTATAAAAGCTAGTATTAGAAGCTTCCATTTGCTGACGAATACCAGCACCTTGCTTCTTGATATGTCCAGATTTACCCATGTTTGCATAAGTACCATCAGCTTTCTTGTTGGCTTGAGCATACATTGTAATCCTGTTTTTTTCCATTCGGAACTGATGATCAAACTGGTAATCTTCATATTGAGTCCAAGTTTTATGAAGAGTTCCGTTTTCATCTTTCCAAGCAGTTGCAAAAGGACGGTTAATCATATTACCAGGAACAGTATGCTGCATTCTGATCATTGAGAAAGCATTTCGCATTTTAAATGGAGATACAAAGTTCACAAGACCGCCTTTCTTTGATAGAGTTTGTTCTACCAAAGACCAGTCTTTAGAAAATCGTTTTCCAGCTGCTAGATCCTCAAAAGGAACAAATAAATCTGGATCACCTGTAATAAGTTTTACACGGTAAACCCAGGAGTTTCCTTCTGGAGTTGGATCTGCTTGTACTTGCATGGAGTAAACTTCGTTCTTCTCTCCTACAATTACATTCTCATCTGAGAACCATTGTTCTCCGAAAACAAGATCAAACTCTGTAAAGTTAAGACCTGCAGTATCAGTTGCGGCTACTGGAGTTAAAGAACCTGCTATTCTTGCTTCCACAAGAGGAACATTCTTTTTTGCACTACCTATCAAATCCCATTCAAAGTCATCATCAGTCTCCAGGTACAGCGGGCTAAACTGGTCAAGATAAGTGTCTAAATCTAGCCCAAAATTAGTCTGGTGTATCCTAGTCATTAACTTAGATGCCATTTGTGGATTTGTCTGATAGATTTGCCCCAGGTGGTTCTTGGTTGTTAAACCAGACCAAGCTTGAGCTTCTGTCATTTGAAACGGTGAAATTTTTGGCATTGTTGTTGATTTTGGATTATTTAATTATGGCCCCTATAATTTACCAGACTTAAACATAGTCTGGAGACTACTAATTAATTCACTCTCAGAAGCACTCCCCGGAGCCGTTTTAGGAGTTCCACCAAGGTGGGTAGTATTAGAATCTAAAGTATTTTCTAAATCTTTCAATGCAGTACTTTTTGCACTTTTACTGATAGCTGAAAAATCTGTAAATGCTTTGGTAATATCAGCTAGATAAGTAACTGCCATATCAAATTTTAATGGATCTTTTTGCCGTAAAACCATTGTAAAAGGTATAGGATTACCTTCTGTATCTTTTCCGGCAATTTGTGTCATATTTTGATACAACTTGTCTCTTTCTATTTGTGTTAATGACTTTCCAGGAATAATTTCTTCAGTAGAATCTATTGTTGCCTGGATATGGCCCATTTTCTCTTTATGTTGAGCTTCAAAAACTTGTTGTTGTTTTGCGTAATGTTCTTTAACTTGTTTTTGATACTCCTTAGCTAGAACTTTTAATTCTTGAAGAGAATCAGTAGCTTCTGATTTTAATTTTCCAGAGTCTTCGTAAGTATCTAGTAGTCCAGTTATCTTTTTTTCAGAAAATCCTTTAGAAGTTAAAAAATCAGATACAAGTCTTTTTTGAAGAGATTCATCTTCTTCCAGTTGTTCCTCAGTAACATTATTATACTCAATCTCTTTAATAACTGATTTTTGTATATCCTGGTAAGGTATTCCTTCTGATACAGCTTTGGCAGCTTCTATTAATTCTGGAGGAAAAGATTGAATAAACCTATTATTGGCATATCCTATTTCTCTGCCTATTGCTTCCATCAAAGCTTCTATCTTATTGTCAGCTTTTCCAAATTCTTCTGAATTGAAATTCGGAAGAACGCCCTTTTCATGAAGAAGAGAGGCAAATGGAGTTACAGGAGAAGAATCTCCCTCATTGCTAGGGCTTGTGTCAATATCAGTATCTGATCCTGTATCTGTAGGAGTGCCTCGATCTTCTGGTTCTCCCTGAGGATTAGTACTAAGTTCTCCTACTTCTATGGTGTTATCCTCAGTAGGAGGTGTAGTTTCTGATGTAGGAGTTTCTGTAACTGTTTCCCCTGTACCCTCTGTCTCTCCCTCAGAAGTGGTATTAGAATCAGTTTCAGGAGCATTAATCTCCTCCATAGCTATCTCATCATCTGAAATGCTATCGTAACTTTGTGTAAATAATTCGTTATTTTGATCTTCCATTTGCTAGTTTATTTTACAATTATAGTTATTTAATAATTTTCTCCCAAATTTTTGTTATGCTTTCTAATATTAAAAATTAGTTTTCTATAGCTAAAACCTATTTAGAAACAGGTTTAGGTCTCATCTTTGCAATCCTTTCATTACTATCCCTATCTTTCTCCCCCTCAGAAGCAGTTAAATCTATCTTCTTATCTTCTAGTCCTACTTTCTTCCTTTCTATTTCTAACTTTTCTTCTTCTATTGCTGCTTTTAGTTCTAATACCGTCATTGTCTAAGTCTTTAGATTGTTTTTCTAATGCAGCTACTGCTCTAAGTCTTTCTATTTCCATCTTATGCTCATACTCTCTATCTAATTTTGCCATTTCAAATTGTTGCTCTTGTCCCTTAAGCTGCATTTCTATTTGCATCTTCTGTTGTTCCATTTGTTGCATTTGTTCCTGTGCATACTGGTCTCTTTGGGCCTTCTCTTTTTCAAATCTCTCAAGTTTCCTTCTTATATCAGACATTGATGGAGTTAAATGGATATCCATTAATTGAGAGAAGTTAATTTTATCATTTTGTAGCCCTGCTTGAGCAAGTTGTTTCATTGTATTAAGTAGTTCTGTATCTGTAGAACTATCAGAAATAACCAGTCCGTAATCTGCTTCATTAAATTGTTCTCCGTCCATTGTTAGAATAGAAGTAGACATGTCATCTAATACATATTGAACTCTTTTATCTTTTTTATCTCTGAAAGCAAATTTTGCAGTTTCCAAAAGAAG